TTTTCCTCTACGATCCAGAATTTGTTTTTAACTACTGGAGTTGCTGTTTTTTGTGTCATTGTTTATACTCCGCTGATAACAGTTCTGCATACTGTTGAACCTGATCGCTGATGCGATTAAGTTCATACTTGCCGCAGAACTTTAGGAACTTTGTTCCTACTTGTGAGATCTGCTTGGGCACACTTGCTTCCGCAATAGTACTAGCAATCATCACCTTGACCTCATCAGGCTGTGCTGTGAGATCAATCAGTGTACGGTTGCGTTCATAATCATCCAGTACACGATGTTCTTCTTCGTTGTGATCAACCCAACGTTGTAACATAAGGTTATTCCAATTAAAGCCTTTAGTGTTGCGATCTTCGAATGCTTCTTGTAAGCCAACTTTATTCTTTGTACCTTTTTTACGTACACCAGGATAAGCACTGAATACGTTGTCACTGCTATCGCCTCGCATACACTTCTCAAATAGTAACCACTGTGGGTTGGGCGCGGCTTTAGGCTCTTTAGTTTTCTTGTCAATAACAGGCTTGCCTTTGTCGTTGAATACACCTTCTAGTGTATAAAGCTCGCTGGTAACGCCATTGTATTGATGTACATTTTCTGCTATTAGCTGATAAAAGTCGCTGTCGTTGCTAACAATAACATGGTCATCGTTGAGATGACTTTGTATCCACCCTGCAATTAAATCATCAGCTTCTAAATTGGGATGGCGTAGAACAGTGCAATTACTGCGGTCACGAACAAAAGTTGTAAGGTCATCATAAGCCTCCCAAAACAGTTTATCTTCTTCTGCTTCTGCTTCAGTTAGTGCCGCGTGAGCAACAGCACGATTCTTTTTGTAGGGTTCATAGTAGTCTTTGCGCCAACTACGTCCTTCTAAGCAAAACACTACATGATCTGCTTTTTGGTCACGCCATACTTTGTTAATACTGCTCAATGTAACATGGATAGCAAAGCCTAGCTTGGTCCAAGTATCTGCGCCTCTAAATGCGCTATGCCGAGCACGAAAGAAGGTGTTAGCAGTGTCTACAATAAGATATCTCATATTTAAAACTCATAGATTAGTTCAACTATAAGCTAGTATATGATAATTAGACTAGCTTGTCAACCAGATTTTTTAGGAATTTAGCCCATGCAAGGTGTGCATCAGCTTTAAAGTGATAGTCGTCGGGACTGATGGTTTCAAATCCATTTGATTTGAGCCAATTAAAGTAGTTTTGTTCCTGAGAATATGGTGAAATATAACAGTTGTTCCATTCTAGTTGATCTGATGCAATTTTATCAAAATAATTGTATGTATTAAAGAATAAATGTGGAATTCTTCTTTGGATCAATGATTGATGCCAGTCCCAAATTGTTTGATGGGAGGTATACTGCAATTCGTAACGTTTGCGTTCTCTTTGTTCCTTGTGTGGATATTCAATGATCCACTGTTTGTATTTATCTCGCAAATCTTCGGGTACTACATCTGTTCCGCTAGCATTTACTTGATAATAGGTACCTTCATGTAACCACTCTTCACGTTCCCACGTACTCCAACCAATTAGTACCAAATTTGGTTTTGGATTGTTAGCTAGCCATTCTTCTGTGGTCCTAATAATACGCTGATTACTTGACCCGCTTTCGCTATTGTTTACTGCTTGCCATTCTAATAGATCTGCTAGTACGTTACCAAAACTTGCAACAACATTTGTTGGGTGCGGTCGACGGTCCGGCGGCGGAAACTCCCAAGGATCATCCTCTGCAAAGGCATAAGGTACTATTGCACCTGCACCTGCACTATGACTATCACCGTTGATGTAGAGTATAGGTTTAGCTGACTTCACTACGTCCGTCGTCCCGCTTTACTTCGCTTGGTCTCGGACGCATGGCAGGATCTGCTTCCCACTGCTCATAGTTTTCCATCAGCACATTTCTGCAGATATCTTGAAACCAACGATCAACGATACGATTTTCATCTTCGTTGGGTTGTTTTTGATAACCAGCTCTGACTAGTTGTGTTAGGAACTTGTCATTGTAGTCAATTTCAAAAGAACCGTTGCCTGGATCATCAGGATCAATTTGAAATCCAATAACGTTTACCCAAGGCTCACCTGCTTCAGTAGCAAGTTCTTTTTCAGATTTTTTCTTTGTCTTTGGTGCGGGTTTAGTAGGTGTTGGCTTTTTTGTAAACTTATCAAATATTCCCATTTTTATCCTCCAGATAGCAGATACATTTAGCAATTATTTTTTGATTAGATTCAATAAAAATATTGTTGCCTTCAGGAATAATTTCTATAGGATCGTATGGTTCTATATTACCAAAGAAATCAATCTGCTTAATTGTTACATCTTTTTTAACTTCGTCGGCATATTGATAGACAAACTTTAGATAGTTAGCGCAATACAAAATGCCTGCCGCATTAAAATCAATACTAGGATACGTTGGATATACATATCTTGTGGCATTGCTATTGTACTTAGCAAGTTTTGATTCTCTGTGACTATTCCAAAACTCTCGGTCTCTAGATCCTGATACTTCGCTACGAATTATTCTATTACCATCAACATGTATACCAATGCTATAAAGCTCGGCACAGTTATCTCCAAACAAGTGTTCAGTTTTAAAGATATAATCGTCGATGTATTTTCCTCTACTAATAATGGTTATTTCTTGATCTTCTCTCGGAGGATCAAGCATATCAAAGGTTGATCTTAAAAAACTTTGGTATACACGTTTACCGTTGATGTTTTCTTTGCTAGGTTGTTCGCTCATGTAACGCCAGTGCAGATCGCCAAAGATCTTTGCCATTTGATTCATATTTAAAGAACCATCCATAAGCAAATGCGGCATGCCTAGTTTAAGTTTTGTTTCTGATCTTGTTGTCATAAACCACTTTTTCTCATTCTGTCTATACGTTTTTCATCCCAAACAGGCGCAGTCATTGCACGTTTATGTTGATCGTTTTTATACTTAGGTTCCCCAGGCGTTTCCAAAGATGTCAACGTGTAGTCTGGGGGTATAGCGCCAGCCTCGTTCCATTGCCAGTCCTGCGACTCTTTGGGCGTTCGCTTTATATTCATCATATCTACCACCGACCGGCATCGTGTAAACAGGACATTCCAATCCAGATTTTTGATACGTGTCCACTGCTCGAGTAACTTCATCCACATCCATATCATCAGCAACAACAAATTTAAGATAAATGTCACTATTAGGAAGATTGTAGTAAGACTTAACAACATCAGTGCGGATAGCATCATCCCAAGACTCGCCTGATACGGAAAGTTTTGGACTGCATGAGAATGTAAATCTAATTTTGTCCTGATTTCCGACAAAATTAGCGAACTCCGGTCTAAGAGCTTGTGTGCCATTTGTTTCAAATGTAACATTTTTAAGGTCTTTCATTTTAGGGTGGTTGAACAGGTCTACGTAGTTCCTTTGCCACCCTAGCATAGGTTCACCACCTGTAATAATTAAATGGATATCTTGTCCATTTGCTAACGTCCATCTTCCTGTTGGAGTCAGAGACAGTAGTTTTTCTACTATATCATCTGTTTCAACATCCTGCATAAAACGTTTAAACTCAGGATAGATACTTGCATATGTATCACAACCTGTATGAATGATTGGTAAATCTTCAAATTTATCATACTGGTCTATGTTTTTGATAACTTCGGCAACTTCTGGATTGGGTTCGTTTTTAGCATAAACTTCGCTCTTGTCTCTGCCAAACTTCTTGCAACGAAAGTTACAACCAAACATACGCAGGAACACACTAGGTACTCCTACAAACTTGCCTTCGCCTTGAACGCTATAAAACGCTTCACTAAACCGCCACTTCATTGTGATTCCTCTCAGCTAACTTGAATTGCAATATATACACAAAGAAAAAGAATTACTAACTTACCCCAATCTAAATCGAAGTCTGTTCCTTCTCCAAATTTGTTTTTAAACTCACTTAGTTTCATTTATACCTCCATGTTTAAGTTATCAATTATTTTTTCTGCTATACATTTATGACCTAGTTCTAACGGATGCCCATTAGGACCTTTTGGTGATCCTTCTATCCAATCAATGAATCCTTTATCGGGCCACCCTATAAAGTTTTTGGTATCAAGCAAACTGGTATACTCAACGGAATCTTCAATATATTTGTTGCCATACACTAGATTATCAAATGTGTTAACAAACCTATAAGCAACATTTTCTTGTTTAAGAAAACTTTGCAATAGTACACAATTACGTAGCCACCGTCTGTATTCCCAGTTTGTATTGTTATATCTGGTAATATACTTTACTAATTCTTTTCTGTGCCCTTGATGTCTGTGATTCCATATCTCAAGATTAGATCCAGGCCAAATATCAAATGCTCCGCCATCGTCTGCAAATTCCATTCTACCGGCACTGGACCAAGCAACAATTACAAGATCAGGTCGCATACGTGAGACAGCTTTTACTGTCTGTTTTACAGCATAATCACAGCTTGTTCCTGGAGATCCTTGATTAACCAACTCATAACCAAGATGCTTTGCTACCAAAACTGGCCAAGCATCTTTGTCTCGATGAGTCAATTCTTCGCCGTATGTAAAGCTATCTCCAACTGTGAACAAAAGCATACGTATTATTCTTCTGCAACTTTTGCCAGTGGCTCAACTCTTGATGTGTCATGCCAATCTGAGCCATTTGAATTATAATGTCTTGTTGTGACTTCCCTACGCAACATACCGTCCTTAACACGATATGTAACGAGTTCTTGTTTAATAACACCTGTTATATCAGTTTCAAATGCTGACACGAAAGGTCCTTCCATTTTAGTGGTATCCATGTTAGTCTCCGTATTTGTATCGTTGGGATGAAAAAGGAGTATAGATTGCTGAGTTAGCACCATGCTCACTGCATTCTACACTTTCACACCAGCAACGATCTCCTGTTGCTTCACGAATAAGTTGATCCGCAAAACGCCATGCATGCTCTGCAAACTTCTCTGCACCAACACCGTCAAACTCACGCACTTCACACAAGTCTAGATCCTGTAACTGATAAAACTCAGCCTTGTGTGGATCATTTATGTCAATGCAGGTCTTGTGGTCAAAACTATCTTCTAACCAAGCCTTCAGAGGTTTAAGTCCGCCAAAGTCTACTGCCCAGTTCTTGTTGTCTAAAGTAGTGCATCCAAATACAAACTTGAATGCTAAACTGTAACCGTGTAGTAGATGACAATGCGAGTGATCTGCATTGGGTTGTCTAAATACTGCTGATAATCCTATGTTGTGTCCGTATGTTTTTGTTGAATAATGTGGCATTAATCTGAATCCTCTATATTATTAATATAATGTGTTTCTGCATATTTGTCAAATACTTGTTTTACCATTTCTATTGGTTCATGTATATGAATACTAAACCATATACGTTTGTCTGAAATATATACTTCGTGTTGTTTGGTTATGTTGATAACAACAGGTGTGTGTTTGACTGTTCCGTACCCAAACGTTTCGTCGTTGTCTCCGTATACAGTTCCAAGCCCATCGTTGTCATGCAAAGGATAGACAAGACTGCACTGTCCGTTTTTAGGACTGTCTCGATGACGTGGAACGTTCTGCGAACTATAACATATGGTAGCAGGTGTAAATGTAAGTTCAGGAAACTGTTGTTGGAACCAAGTGTCTAATTCCTCAACAGGACCGTATACAAAAAAATCATGGCTGGGACCACTTTTGCTGATCCAGCCACCTTGAGGCACGTTTGCTACTATGCTTGCGCCATCTTCGTAGATTATGTTGTTGCGATAATCTTCAGAGTGTACATATTCTGCAACTTGTTCAACTTGTTCTACTAGCTTGGTCCAATCATAGTCTATGTATAGTTTAGGGAAAAATCCTAACATTATCTTTTGTGCCCTGCCCAATGTAATGCGGCTAACGTACAATCTTTGCTATTAGAAAATGTCAATAGAGCATTTTGCTCATCAAAGTACCAACCCCATTTATTTTTAATATTTTGTTCGCACCAGCCAATTACGTATCCGGGTATACCGCCTGTTTGATTAACAAGAACGTCATAGTCTAGATGTGCATCGTAGATTCCAGCATTTTTCGCCATCAGTACTCCCAAGGAAAAACAATCCAGGAATCGTCTTCTGCTTTATTAATTTCAATGCCTGAATAATCTGTGTCAAATTCACTGCTTAGGTTTTCTACACAAGATGCAAAACGTACATTCTTATGCCAAACTTCATCCCAGTGTGAATCATTGGGCAAACATCCGGATGGCCAATCTTCTTTAATCCATTGGAATGTAGCACCCGTATCGTTGATATCATCTAGGATAAGAATGTTCTTGCCTTCATAGCCAATGCCCATTTGGAAATTATCGTAACCAAATGCATCGGCTGCCATCCAGCAGTTAGACTCTTGTTCGTTGCCATCACGAAGCCGAACGTCTAGTGTGTGCATTTTGATATCTAATAAATGACTCATTAATACAGCAGGATATAAACCTCCACGAGTAATACCAACAATATAATCAGGCCGCCAATTGTGTTTGTACATTGCTATAATAATTTTAGTGATTGCTTCTCTGATGTCTGCATCACTCAAATAACGTTTATTCATTTATTGAGCCTCCATGTAAAATATTTTTCAAATTGCATCCATACACCATTTACATCAAAACCCCAGTCTCGACGCTGAGGTCCTGGCATAAACAGTGTCCAACAAGTTACATTGGGTTCTAGTTCTACACGGTGGTAGCTATTGGGAGGGCATAGTCTGAAGTGGCCAGGTCCACGCCAAATCCGCTTGGTTACTAGAGACCCGTCAGCCTTGCGCGGCAACGACTCATCTTCAGGAACCACTTCCCAATAGCCGCCACTTAGTATCAGTGTGGCGTAGGGCCACGGATGGTCATGTAGATCATCAGGGTCTCCTTTTAAAAACTTGTGTAGGAATACATTAAACGGGAAACGATTTCTATCTTTAAGAAACAGATAGTAGCGTTCTAGATAAGGCTCATTGTCAAGCCTATCATAGATAATACGTCTACGTCCTAGTTTGTCAAATAGACTAGCGAGCATGAGCAAACCCTTGCTGTAGTTTAATATTGTCCATGAATTCTTTCTTAGTAGCAGGGTCATTGTGGAATGCACCTTTAAGCACAGTGGTCTGTGTTAAACTACTAGATGCCATGATGCCTCTGTTTTCACAGCAACCGTGTGTTGCTTGTACATAGACACCAACATCTTCACTGCCTGTGGCTCGAACAATTTCACGAGCAATATCCATTGCAAGTTCTTCTTGTAGTGTGCCACGTCTTGCACACCATTGTGCTAATCGTGTATATTTGCTGAGTCCAATCAATGTGTCTGCGGCGATAATACCAATATATGCTACTCCGGCAACAGGTTGATGATGATGACTACACACACTGTTTAGTTCACTTCGTACAACCAGCATGCCATTATATCTATCATTTGTATGATTGGGAAATGCAGTAGCATTTGGTCGAGGATTGTATCGACCACTCATAATTTCATTGATATACATTTTTGCAAGTCGACGTCCAGTATCTTGCGAGTTTGGATCGTTGTGTCTATCAATTACAAGACTATCCAAAACTGCTTCAAACTTAGGTGTAAGTTCTTCTATCAGTGCGTCTTTGTCGCCATCTTGTAATACTTCGCTGATGTTGTCTCCGGCCCAATAACGAATGTCAGCGTCATCGAGACGTTTTTTAATTTCTAAACTTTTTGTCATTTATTTCTCCGAGTTATAGACGAGGATGTCTATTACACTACTGTAGTGTAACACTATTTAGACAGCTTGTCAAGTTTCCATTTAATTTTTCTTCCGTCTGGGTACTGTTTAAATGCGGTACCAGGTCGGTAATCCTTTAGTCTAAGTTTCTGTAATCCAAATTCTGCTAGTTCTGGTGTTGGGCGCATATGATATGCAATAGCTGGTAATGGTTCACTTTCCCAAGGAGCAACTTCTAGGTTGCGTCCGTCATAACGTTGTCGGATCACAGTTTCATAAAACTTCTCATCATCAGTTAGAATAGCACCGCCCCAACCAAGATACAAAGGTTTGTCAAAACCAAAGCTCAAGCATTGTAGTTGTCCAGGTCTGTATATGTTCTCTCCAAACATTCTGGCACTATCCCAGATGCGTGTGCCTGTAAAAGGATATTCACCTATCCACGTTTCATCTTCAAGATCGTAATCAATCTTCAGTCTATGCAACAGTTGATAGATACTTAGATAGGTATAGCAAGTAAATCTTACTTTTTTAACTTGGTCATAACGAAAGCAAAGTTCAAGAGCATTGGTACAACAATCTGTCATGATTGCAAACGTAGCACCAGTTAGTTGTGCTAGTTCTGTTTCAAATTTCTTTATTGCTTGAAAGCTCACTATACCAATTCCATACATCTTTTACAATTTGTTCTAAACTACTATCCTTGGGTTCCCAGTTTAGTACTGACCTTGCTCGACTACAATCAGCAATTAGACGATCAGGATCACCTGCACGTCTTTCACCAACTTCATAATCTAAACCGTTGTATGTTGAGTCAACATGATCAATAATTTCTTGATTACTAAATCCTGTGTTAGTACCTAAGTTAAACACTTCAGCTTCAGTAACTGAATGATTAACAACAGCCTTAACATGGGCATCTGCTATGTCTCTAACATGTACATAATCTCTTATACAAGTTCCATCATCAGTATTGTAGTCGTTGCCATATAGAGTAAACCAGTTGCCTTTTATTTTTGCACTAATAATTCTAGCCAATATATGTGTAGCATCCATTGGTTGCCCTAGCCCATCTTCGGGTGTTGCACCAGCCGCATTAAAATATCTAAAGCATACACTCTTGAGACCGTATGCATGATGATAGTCTTTTAACAGATTTTCAATGATTAGCTTTGATCTACCATATGGACTCATTGGATCTAATGTATCCGTTTCTGTAATAGGATACGTTTCTGCGTTTCCGTAGACACTTGCACTGCTACTAAAAAGAATCGTTGGAAGATCACCTTCCATTACGTCAAGTACAGTATCAAATAAATCAATAGTTTTGCGAACATTGTTCTGATAATATTCGCTTGGGTTCATCATGCTGGGACCGACTAAACTGGTCCCAGCACAATGTACAATAACACGAGGCCTAACTTGTTCAAGATACTTTGATATAACTTTTATATCACCGTAATCTGCACGTAGAAACTCTTGATTAAAACTTCTAGCATTGGCGCTAACCTGTTTGTTGTCAAGTCCACACACATACCAATCGGCTTTAAAAAAAGCACGAGAAACATGACTACCTATAAAGCCATCGCTTCCGGTGACAAGTACCTTATTTTCCATTAGTATTTTGTCTCCGATACATGATCTCTATAACGATTACCACTGCGAGACCATTGTTCACCGTTGCCTTGCATAATATCAATCATACGATCGATAGTACCATTGTTCCAGTCACTGATCTTGCCCATGTTAGGACTTGGTGCTTTGAGTCCTTCAAGCACCTTGTCAACAGCATCATCCAAACTCCATGGTGCATACATACGAGTGTGGTCGTTAGCAAAGGTCTCAGGAAAACTACGATATGCAGGATATACAACATTACATCCTAGTGCATCTGCTTCGCTAACAGTATTGCTTACCCAATCTTGCAATGCACAATTAAAAATAACTTTGCTGTCATTGACTAGGTTGTAGTATTGATCTTTGCTTAGATCTTTATAAATTTTTAATTTACCGGTAGTGCTTAACTTACGAGCACGGTCAAGATACTTTTCATTGTTGCTACGCAACGGACCTCCACTAAAAACTGCAAACTCAAGACTATGATCTCGATGCAGTGCTTGTTCAATTAGATCCATATAAAAATTTGGCTGTTTTTCTTGATCAAATCTTGCCGCAAAGTAAACTCTATTGCTACGTTCATTCCACGGTTTAATTTTGTTGTTTACACGTTCTTGCACTTCTTCTTTACCAAAGCTCAATCCTGAGATATTGTAAATAGGAGCTGACCAGTTTGCAATACGCATATGTGCAACCATTTCTTCGTTGGTTGCTAGGATATGAACATTTGGAATTTCGTTGCACATCTGTTCATACAAACTCATCCACTTGCTCATACCCCATACATGAACAAAGTCATCTGGGTCAATTGCTTGTGCTAAACAACGTAGAAAAATCTTAGGTCGTTGCTCTGCTGGTATCTGACACATGATGTAAGGTAGTGATTCCATACCAGGTTGAAACATATCTTCAAAAAATACAACATCTTCTCCTGTTACTTCACCACTACGCATCATCTGTACTAGATTCATTAATTGACTCATACTATAGTATGAACGACCGTGTGCGTCTAGAACCTGACCTACACTAATAGCTTTAGTGTTATCAATGGTTTCTCCAGCAACCACAACATAATCTAAGCCACGTTGTTTAAATACACGTTCACTCCATTCCTGAAGTTGTAGTGTGTATCGTCCTTCGTAGGGTTCAAGCCCCATATAAAATAATTTACGCATTTTTCCTCTTTGTGTGATATCGGTTCTTGTTATTGTTGCGCTTAAAATTATTATTTTGCTTGTTCATTTGAGAACGAGCAAAGTTCCAATGATTACGAATGCGCTTGCCTTCCTTAAAAGCTTCGTAATCAATCCAGTTTTCGTCCTTGATGTTATACAACGCCTTTTCGTCATATACACGACCAAACTGGACACAAAACTTTCGGTACGAATCCAGGTCGTCGAAGATCTTTACGACATCTTGGTTCTTCATTTTTAGTATTCCTTATACTAGGGGTTTTAAGTTTTGATAGTATAAACGTAACTGGCTGGTATGTCAAGTTAATTATATGCAACTTCACAACCGTTTTCGCCATCTTCACTGACTTCAATACGAACACTACGCCCGGGATATCTAGACGCAATTTTTACATAGAGATCATCAGCAATCATTTCACAACTTTTGAAGTCAAGTTCAAGTAAACCGTCGTTGTAAAGTTGTTCACACCAACGTTTAAACTGAATAAACTCAATATCTCTATCGTCATGAAATACTTGGATAGCAACCTTAAAGTGAAAGATATGACGATGAATGTATCCTAGGAAACTTACATCATCTTCTTTACCAGTTGCTAGTTTAGGGTCATCCAGCGCCGCTGGATATTTGTGTAAGCCTTCTTTGCGGAAGGTTACCCAAATCATTTTAGAAGAGTCTTTTATTGCTTTATCAATAGCTTCTCTTTCCATTTGAACGATTGTCATCATTTGTTCTCCGATTGTGGCATTTTAAAATTGCCTGTTTTGTCGTTACGATAATCATCCCACCTGGTGAACTTAGTTCGATCTCTAAGTTCATG